TCACACCGTCGGGAAAACGGACCAGAATTTCATAACATTCCGATTCTCTTTTTCAGACGCCAGAAACCACAAACCCCCGACTTTCTCTAGGAAAATCAGGGGTTTGTGTTTACTTAATGTGGCGGTGAAGGAGAGATTCGAACTCTCGATACTCATCTAGACGCCTAAAGCCCAATGAATTCAGGGGTTGATGACCTCCTGAAGTAACTCAAGTGTACCCAAGTGGTGTACCCAAAGGAACCTGGGGCCTTTGAATTTCAGGAAAATTTGTGAGACCCTTCATTGAGATTCACACTGGCGCACGTACCCCCGTGGGCGCCCCCGCATGTGCGCACTCCCGGTTCATTCTGGCCACCTTTCGCCCGCCTTGGCTGCTCTGCGCATAAGCATCATTATGTTAAATCAGGCCTGCAATAGGCCTCTCAGGCAACACATCCTCTATTACACACCAACCCCTGATACATCCTGGCCATCGTCAGGGGCTCTACCTGGCCTAGAGAGTTAAAATCTATCGACTAATCGCCATCAATAGTCTATCCCTGTGCCCCTATCTGTTTCGCTACCCTCTCGGGATCCTCCTTAGGACCTCCGCTAGAGCCTCCTCCTGGTTACCCTCCCATTCTCCTGGTGAGTCCTTCCCTGTAGAGAATCCCACCGACCTCTAGCAGTACCGCCAGGTCATCCTCGTGTAACTCCTCCTGTCTCAGCTCGATCCATCCCGCGAGATTTGCTAGGGCATCGTCCAGGCCCTGGGTGCTCCCCTGGATGTCTAACAGTTCTGCCCTAGCCTGCATTGCCTGAATGATTGGATTGATCATTGGGTGCCCTCCTCCTGGTTCCTCCCCACCTTAGACGCTCCTCGAGTGTGTGTGTACGCGCATAGATTCATTGGGCTTTCCCTGGGATCTCAAAAAGATATTCATTGAATCTACAAAAATCGCTTGACGATGGATATTCATTGAATCTACATTTGTTCCATCGAAACGCAGTACACACCGCACAAGCGCCCTGATGATCCACTTGGAGAACTCCACATGACCTACTCGGAAAGCTGGCCTGAAGTTGTAACTAAGGCACAAGCACTGCGTGAACTACGCAAACACGATGTTGATCTTGGGGAGTTCTTCGAAGAAGTCGGGGACAAGGATGAATATACAAGCGAGGAAGTCCTAGGATGGCTCGGTTATTAACTCAGGGTAATCACGTAAGGTGGCCCGACAGGAGGGCCTAACAACTCACCGCATAGAGCGCCCAGGAACAAAGTCAAAGTTAGCGAGGCAACCGACATGAGAAGGTGAAACATCACCATCAACCTTTCATCAACCAGGGATAACACAATGCCAGCGATTAAGAAGTCAGCACTTAGAGCATCTGCAATAACTCCAAGCGGGGTTACTGTCCAAGCGGGCCCACTCTCCTTTGTGGTCTCCATTAACGGATGTTGGCGCGGCAAGTATCGTGTCACCGATTCTAACAACGATAGGTTTTACAGTGACACTGTGAGCGAGGTCAAAGAATGGATCTCTCTTTGTGTTGAGTGCGTAGAAGAAGAGAGTGCCGCATGACTCGTTACAGAATCCGGTGTTGGTTGGACGGGCAAGGCACTGAGGTTTCAGAGAACCCATTTGTAATAGCGGCATACCCAAGGAGGTATCAGCCACGGATAGCCAGAAGGGATGGGCCATGCTCACTAATTATCTGGATTAACTGAGTATCACCTCAAGGGACTCTCTTGTAGATCCCTTCGGGAGCCACTTAGCGCGCAACTCAAACCGCAGAATGCGACCAACTACTAGGGCCTCCAAGTGAGCGCTCTCGGGAGAACTACGCCATGAAAATGTATGCAGCCTGTCTCGCAAGTTACAACAACGGAGTTCTCCATGGGGAGTGGTTCGACCTGGAGGACTATGTGGATGACGTTGAGGGTCTCCAGGAGGCAATCGCTGAGAAGGTCCTGAGGACCTCCAGGTTTCCCAATGTGATGGTCGAGTGTCCTGAGTGTGATGGGCCTACTCCGTCCACCTCAACTTGTGATGCCGGGGACTATCAATGTCCCGTCTGTGATGGCTCAGGGAAGATCCCTAGCGCCGAAGAGTGGGCAGCTCATGACTACGACGGTGAAGGGCTCTCTGAGTTCGGGGAGTACCCAAACCTAGAGGATCTCCTTAAGCATGCCTCTTTGATCTCTGAGCACGGAGACGCTTGGTTAGCCTATGTCGAATGGCAAGGTGCCAGCAACGCCACAGCGGAGAATTTTGAGGAGATCCAACTAGGCACCTGCGAGTCCGCTCAGGACTATTTTGAGAATCTCCTTGAGGAGTCGGGTTTGCTCAACAAGGTCCCTTCGGAGCTCCGTGGCTACATCGACATGGAAGCCTATGCACGAGACCAAGAGCTCAACGGCTCCTATCACTTTGAAGAGCTCAATGGCATCACCTACGTATTCGCTAGCTAATTCGACAGACCAATTAGAGCTCCTAACCATGTCCAAACATTTGCCGTTAATTGACAAGACCTCCTCAAGGCTCACAATGCGTCCGCTAGGTAATCACCGCATAAGCGAGGCTCATTGTGATCTTCAAAATAGCAAAGTGGGGCCATGGGGCCGCCATCCGACTCCCTGCAAATGTCATGGAGTCCAACCAGTGGCAGATTGGGGACCAGCTCATTGGTCGCTTAGACGAGGGAGCACTGACCCTTAAAGCTGCCCCCAAAATCCCTGTGGAAATCCGCCATGAGCTCACTCAATACCTACTCGCTGTTAAGGAGCGGTCTGGTGGTGAGACCAAGATCGAAGATGTTTTGAAGGAACTAGAAAATGAGATTGCCAAGCGAAACAAGGAGGTCCACGGGATCCCTTGAAGAACCAACCCAAGGAACCTTTGAGATCCTAACAGGGAGCCGCAGAAGGCTTCTCTTAGGTCTCCACTCTCGCCAACTCCGCGCCGTCAATTTAGAAAAAGCTCTCAGAGAGCTGAACGGCTTTTCTCTGCCCACTGGTAAGGAATCAGCCCTAGAGAAACTTCAGGCCGAACCTATGTCTGAACTCCTCCTCTCGCCACCTGAACGGGAGTACGCCACCTGGATCCGTTGGAACCCTGAGGATCAGCCTGCAGGCTTCAGAAGGGAGTCCTGCCATGAATCGCAGTAAGTATCGTGCTGCCAAGATCCTGACGGGGGTGCCTTTGCAAGAGGTCGCTATCAAGCCTCTAGCAGTAATTCTCTATGAGATTGACTCGGGGGATATCCTCAAAGTGATTCTCCATAAGGAGCCCTTCGGTGAGTGCATCTGCCTCAGTGACTTCCGTTCAGGCCGCGAGCTCACCCGGTGCCACCCAACGATGCCTCCATTGGTGACGTTCATAGGGACTCTCAAAGGTAGCGAGAATCGTGCCCTGTGGATTGAAGTCGGAAAGGATTTCCTGGAGTCCCATCTTTCGACCTACGCCACGGAGCAGCTAGCGAAAGCTCTTGAGGATCTCCGCAAGGAACCAGCACTGAATGGACCATTATAGAAATGAGCGCGCCTGAAAAGCTTACACAGTCATTTTTACTGTATGGACATACAGCATGTCATTCGGCTATCTTTCCCGCTGCGAACAGGAGGTGATCGAATGGATAGACAACGCACTACTCAGCTGTACGTTCTTGGGGATGCCCTTGCGTCTTCTATGGAAGCCCTCGTGGCTAAGGCATACGCATGGATGTGGGGTATCTCCCTTTCCCTTTCCCTGGCATGGTTCTTTATGCCAACGGAGTCCTTTGCTGACCTTCAGCGCCCTCTCCTCATGGGCTCCTGTGGGATCCTGCTGACGTGTAGCCTCGCCTGGGTGTCGGGTGTAGTTGTGCGCTGTCTGTGCAGCCCATCAGCTAAGAGCTAACAGTTTCTCCCCACCTTAGAAAACCTTAGTTTCTCCCCACCTTAGATCCTTCTGGGATTACATATAGATACTCTATAAGAGGCCTGTATGGATGACTCTCAAGGTTCTTTGTGGGCACCTCTATGCCTGCTGATCCTTGGAGGGATCAATGACACCTAGCGCACACCTGATTCAGAAGTTCGGGACAACGCTTGCTGAACGACAAATACAACTTGAGGTTGAAGGCTCGGAGCTTGGGACTCTGAACTTCAACAAAGAACTTGAGAAGGCAATGGAGGAGAGGGATGTCAACGGCATTCAGGCTTACTCGTGGATCTTCCGGGAGGGGGTTCCACTAGTTTCACAAGCGATTCAGAAATGGACCGTAGAGGCGAACGGTCCTAAGGGAGGCCGTAAGTCCACATTGCTCAAATACATAGAAGGAATGGACTCGAATGTGGTCGCCTACATCACCTTGCGAGCAACCCTCACAGCGTTCATGGGTAAACCTATGACGAACACGGTGGTATCCAGGAAGATTGGCTTGGACCTCGATACTCAGTTTAAGGCTGAAAGGCTGAAAGACGAATATGGGAGGGCCTACCAGGGCGCCATCCAAGAGGGTCTCAAACAGAGACACGGGGACCACGTTAAGCGCGCCTACATCCAGGCCTGGGAAAGGAGGCTTGAGGTCGAAGAAGATGGTAGGAATGAAGCTGACCTAATCAAGGTCGGTATGCACTTGTTGTCGATTGCTCTCCAGGCTACAGGACTGGGCCATCTTCAGAGGGTCTCCTCAGGCTCCGCTTCAGTTAAAGACACAATGCTTATCCTCTCTATGTCCCCTGAGTTCGCTGAGAGGGCTAATCGAATTAACCTCAAGCTCTCTGAGATGGCGACTGTCCACCTGCCCACTGTGGTCCCTCCCAATCCGTGGACCCATTGGATGGGTGGTGGCTATTACACCGAACACACCCGCCCTATCCTCTTCGTCAGAGCCCCTATGGCTGTTGTGAAGAGCGTCTACGACGAACTTGACCTGACGCCTGTCTATGCCGCAGTCAATAGCATCCAGGAGACCGCTTGGGCCATCAACACGAGGGTCCTTGATGTCGCACAGGAGATTCTTTCCTGGAAGAAGAACGTGATTACGGCCTACCCATGCATTCTCGGAGAGGATCCTCCAGAGAAACCCCACGACATCGACACGAACCCAGAGGCTCGACTCGCTTACAGGAAGCAAGCCTTTGAGCACTACCAGAAGATGGATTCGTTAGGGTCTCGCAGGAGGCGTGTCGAAGCTGTCTTGAATCAGGGTCAGAAGTTCAAAAACGATGAGGCGATCTACTTCCCACACAACCTGGACTTCAGGGGCCGTATCTATGCGACGACCCTACTGAATCCCCAGGGTGATGACCTGATGAAGGGAATCCTGAAGTTTTCGTCAGGCGTTCCGCTTGGTCTTGAGGGAAGTAAATGGCTGGCAATTCACGGTGCTAACTGCGCTGGAGTCGATAAGGTCAGCTTCGATGATCGACTCGCTTGGGTCGAAGCTCATCAGGAAGTCATCCTCAACTGCGCTAGGGATCCCTTCGAGGAGCTCTTCTGGACAACGGTAGATAGCCCCTTCGGCTTCCTGGCCTTCTGCTTCGAGTGGGCTGAATTCCAGATCCAGGGCAGTGAGTTCGTTAGTCATATTCCAGTCGCCTTCGATGGTTCGTGCTCGGGTTTGCAACACTTCAGTGCAATGCTCAAGGATGAGATTGGAGGGTCTGCCGTCAACTTGATCCCTACCGAACGACCCGGTGACATCTACCGAATGGTTGCTGAGAAGGTGATCAAACAGCTTGAAGCTGACGTTTCCCATGGAAGCTCCGATCAATTCGTGGAGAAGGTGTATGACAAGTGCACAGAAAAGGAGAATAGCACAACAGTTCTTCAGCTTGGGTCAAGAACATGCGCCCAACGGTGGCTAACATACGGGATTGATCGCAGTGTTACCAAGCGTTCAGTAATGACATTGGCTTACGGATCCCGCGAATACGGCTTCGCAGAGCAAATCATGAGCGACATCATTCGACCTAGCGCTGAGTCAGGTAAAGGCCACTTCTGGCCGACTCCTACCGAGAAGTCGCAGATGGCGAGGTACTTGGCTGCTCACATCTGGACCGCTGTGGGTGCAGTTGTAGTTAAGGCCGTAGAAGCTATGAACTGGCTGCAATCTGCCGCGTCACTATTGGGCTCCCAAGGGCTTCCCGTAAGGTGGACCACTCCGGCTGGCTTCACGATCTGGCAGGAGTACAGGAAGAGGACCACCCAGAGGGTTGAGACTGTCTTTGGTGCGAGCCTCATTCGCGGGTTCAGTGGGGAAGTCGAGAACCGAGAGGCATCAGCCGGTCAAGCTGATAAAGGTGTCAAAGAAGGTGATGTGAGGGTCAGGGTACAGATTACCCACCTCACTCCTGAAATCGACAAGGTTGCTCAGAAGAACGGTATCAGTCCAAATTTCATCCACTCAATGGATGCAAGCCACTTGATGCAGACGGTAACTGCTGGAGCAAACAAAGGGATCCGTTCCTTCGCAATGATCCATGACTCCTTCGGGACCCATGCGGGCAACTCCGGGAAGTTCTTCAGGATCATCAGGGAAGAGTTCGTGAGGACCTACATTGAACAGGATGTCCTGGCAGTGTTCGCCTCCCAGGTCTCCGACCAGCTCAATAATGAGAACCTGAAGAAACTCGCTCCGATTCCCCTGAAGGGATCCCTGGAAGTCTCAGGCGTTAAAAAGTCGCTGTACGCCTTCGCATAATCTTACCGTGCCCCACCTAGGTGGGGCCTCACGGCAGAACTTCCCACATATCATCAATCCAATCGAAACCATCCAACACTTCTTGAAAAACCTGTTGCAATACTTTCAACGATCTTCCACTTACATCAACTTGGCCCAACTCACCGTCTGCCATGGTGCATGAATAATTAGTACCCATAAGGCCGTCGACCATTAGTATCCGAAGCCGCCCCCCTTCAATCGCCTCTTCTGTTTTGGGAAATATAGGTTTACCACCAGTTTTCAGACCTCGGGATCTATCCTCCATGTGGTGGGCAGAGTTTCGGATAGCGACAAGGTTAGGAAAGCCAGCCTCCAGCACTCTGAAGGCAGAGTCAAGGGCTGCTGGGGCGTGTAGCTCTTTTGTCATAACTTCCAAAAGTTTTGCGAAATTATCCAGGCAATATAAGAAAGACCTTGCATGAAATAACGGCTCCGTCTTCAAGATACTTCCGATGTCACCGCCCCGGTCACGCACCTCTTGCCTAACCCGATACCAACCTTCTAACGCCTCAGCACGAGTAGTGGCGTAAAATGCTGGCAAATCACCATAGACTGATACTTTGGCTTCAGCTTCGTATGCGGCCGTACGTTGGGCGCGGCCCTCTGTGTCTGGACAAACCGCTTGAAACAAAGATAAAGCTAGGTGCGCCTCTACATAATGCTTTTCTAAATCGCATACATGCCAGCTGAGCTGCCGATTCTGGCTTTTAGCCCTACGTCCAGGCTTGTACACGGCATAAAGTTCCATATCTGATCCACTCCCTTAAAGGCCTTAGCATAACCGAAATACGTTTCTCCCCACCTTAGAACTAACCACACAAACCCTTGAGACCCGCTTCGGCGGGTTTCTTTTTGCCCACAGGAAAGTGAGCCATGACCCTAGTTCTACGGTATGCACCAGGCAAGAAGGTCTTCAGCGTTCAGCGGATCAACGCTGACGACACCCGCGAGATCCTCGCACAGATTCCCACCAGTGACCGCAAGGACTTCGTGGCCATCGAGGGTCTGCACTACGCAATCACCCCTCAGATGTACCAAAGCGCCTGGCTGTTCAGGAACACCTATCTGACGCTCCCATTGAGCTCCGCAAAGGTTGCCCAAGCGAAGACTGTGAAGGCCGTAAAGAAACTGCTGAGCAAGGTAGCTGCTGCCTGGGCTGCTGTTACCTCCTTCTTTAAAGGAGCTACGGCATGAGCTATCCAGACGGAAATCCGAAGACTCTCCTGGGTGAAGCCAAGGTCCCGTTGGGTCTGGTGTCACCGGTAGCGATGGCTCACGAGGCTAAAGCGATGGCCTTAGGCGAGAAGAAGTATGGCCCTGCCAACTGGCGGGAAGCTGCTGTCTCCTCCTCGGTTTACTTCAATGCTGCCCTCCGTCACATATACCTCTGGTGGGAAGGTCAGGACATTGACCCTGAGTCGTCAGCTCATCACCTGGGCCATGCTAGGGCCTGCCTCGGGATCGTTCTCGATGCGGCCTCCGTTGGCAAACTCAACGACAACCGCCCTACCAAGGGAGGTCTTGAGGAAGTCCTGGAAGCTCTCCGGGTAAAACCTGAAGAAGCTCCAAAAGATCCGACCTATCGTTATGAGGGCTCAAAGGAGAGATATCGTGGTTTGAAGTTTCGACTCGAAGCTTTCAGTGATAGCTATCGGATGGTCTGTAACGTAGAACCGGGGCTGTCCATTTCAATTGGCGTCCATGCGGGGCCAGAAGATGGTCCAGCATGGCTTGCAAACAGTAGCAGTGGGTACTTCATCCGGGTAAACAAGGAATGAGTACCCAGCAGGAAACACCTCAGGGTAGCCCATTCGGGACTCCTCTAACCCGCGTAAAGGCCGCAGTTGAAGAACTCGGCTACCTCCCTCCAAGCGAAGCGCTAGCACTTCAGAAAGAGTTTGGGATCTCCTCGTCCTCTCTAGAAGCCATGGAAGAGCGTTTCCGCAACAACTGATAAGGAAATCTGCCGCAATGGCTGAGAATAACTCTGTAGAAGCAATCTCCCCCGCTGGTGAACTCATCTGGCCTTGCCTACTGAAACCGGACACCAAGTTTGATGAAGCTGGTGTCTACAAGACCAAGCTGAAGGTTCGTGCTGACGATCCTCTGGCCGTGAAATTTCAGGAGCTCCTGGAGAAGGTCCAACAGGAAGAGCACGACCGCCAGGTCCAGGAAGCTGAGTTGAAGAAGAAAGGCTCTGGCAAGAAGGTCAAGCTGGCAGATCTGCCTTCGGAAGAAACCGAAGAGAACGGTGTGGATTATCTGGTCTTTAACTTCAAATCGAAGGCGAGCTACACCGACAAAAAGACCCAGCAAGTGGTCGAGCGCAAGATCGCTCTGTTCGATGGCAAAGGCAAAGCCCTGACCCATGATCTGAAGATCGGCACTGGCACAGTTGCACGCATCTCGGTCTTCGTCTCCCCGTTCTACACCGCCCTCCTGGGCGCTGGTGTCACCCTGCGTATCCGCGCAGTGAAGATCCTGAAGCTGAAGGAATTCACTGGTGGCGGCAAAGCTGATGCCTTCGGCTTCGGTGACGACGAGAGCGAGTTTGAAGCTGATGATCACGGCTTCAACGATGACGACCAGGACAATCAGGATTCCGATGATGGTGATGACCAGCCGCAGTTCTAAGGGCCGGTCCACAGGATTCAAGCGTGGTATCAAGCCGGGTACTAATCCGGCTCGGTATCGCTCGGGACTTGAGGAGACCATCGCGAAAGCCTTGGGTCCTGAGGTCCCCTTTGAAGCCTACTACCTGGACTATCAGGTTCCCGCCAGTGCCCACAAGTACACCCCTGACTTCGTACTGAAGAACAACATCATCATCGAGTCCAAGGGTCTCTTCGACTCCGACGACCGTAAGAAGCACACCTTGATCAAGGCGCAATACCCTGACCTGGACGTGCGGTTTGTCTTCAGCAACCCCCAAGCGAAGCTCTACAAGGGTTCCCCAACCACCTACGCAATGTGGTGTGAGAAGAACGGCTTCAAGTATTCCAAGAAGCTCGTTCCCGAAGAGTGGCTGCACGAGCCCTCTCGACCGCTTCACCCGGCATTACGTCCGAAGAAGGACAGCTCCAAATGACTCCACGTCTCAAGGACCGAGACCGCACAGACTTGATCGTTGTTCATTGCTCAGCCACAGGTCCCAAGTCGGACATCGGCAAGCGTGAGATCACCCAATGGCACCTCAAGCGGGGCTTCATAACCATCGGCTATCACTTCGTGATCCGGCGAGATGGCTCTATTGAAACTGGCCGCAGAGAAACCGAGATCGGCGCCCATGTGGAAGGTTTCAACAAAACCTCCATTGGGGTGTGCATGGTCGGTGGTGTCGATTCCCAGGGGAAACCCTCGGACAACTTCACTGTGCCCCAGTACGAGACCCTCAAGGTCCTGCTGGGTCAGCTCCAGGCTCGCTATGAGTCTGCCCGCATTGTCGGCCACCGGGATCTCTCCCCGGACCTGAACCGTGACGGCAAGATCACACCCAATGAGTTCATGAAGGCCTGCCCATCGTTTGATGTGGCCTCGTGGCTCAAGAAAAATCCCCTGTAGGAGACTCCCATGGCACATGAACATGAGGAGTCTGAGTTCCTCTATAAGGCTGAATGCAACGACTGTGGTTCCTCGGACGCATGTGCTCACTACTCCGATGGACACACCCACTGTTTCTCCTGTGGGGTAACAACTCCAGGAGACGGCCAGGGCCCTAAAAGAGAATCGAAGCCCCCTGCCAAAGGGGTGCTCACTCAAGAGGAATACCAAGGCAAAGCTGAAGCCCTAAAGCTTCGTGGGATCAACGCCGAGACCTGCCAAAAATGGGGTTACATGATCGGCAAGGCCTACGGCAAGTGGGCCCAGGTGGCGAACTATCGGGATCTCTCAGGTTCATTGGTTGCCCAGAAGATCCGCTTCCAGGACAAAGACTTCACGACCACCGGCAAGATCGGCAAATACCTCTACGGTATGTGGCTGTGGAAAGACGGTGGAAAGCGTGTAGTGGTAACCGAAGGTGAGATCGATGCGCTTACTGTTTCCCAGCTCCAGGGCAACAAATGGCCTGTGGTGTCCCTTCCAACGGGCGCCGATGGTGCCAAGAAGGCTGTCTCCGAGAACATCGAGTGGCTCAGCAAGTTCGATGAAGTAGTCCTGATGTTTGACATGGACGACCCAGGCCGAGATGCGGCTCAGGAGGTCGCCCCGCTGTTCAAACCTGGGACCTGCAAGATCGCTGAGCTGCCCCTGAAGGATGCCAATGAGTGTCTCCTGGCGGGCAAAGGCCAAGCGGTCATCGAGGCTATCTGGAACGCCAAAAGCTACCGGCCTGATGGTCTGGTGAATATCTCCGAGATCCGCTCCAGGATTAAAGAGAAGCCCGAGATGGGTCTCCCATGGTTCCTCCCTACCCTCACGAAGCTCACCTACGGGCGCCGTTGGGGAGACGTGTACACCTTTGGCGCGGGTACAGGGGTCGGCAAGACTGACCTCTTCACCCAGCAAATGGCGTATGACGTGGAGGTCCTCAAGGAGCCCGTGGGTGTCGTCTACCTGGAACAGGACATCGTTGAAACGGGCAAACGCATCGCTGGCAAGATGGCAGGTAAGCGCTTCCATGTCCCTGACGATGGCTGGACCGAGGAAGAGCTCGATACTCAGCTCGATTCCATGGGCGACAAGGTGACCCTATATGACGCTTGGGGAGGAACCGAGTGGGAGACCGTAGAGGCGAAGATCAACTACATGGCTCAGGCCTTAGGTATTCGCCTGTTCTACGTGGACCACCTCACCGCCCTTGCAGACCCTACCAACGAGAAGGAATCCCTAGAGATCCTCATGGAGGCAGTCGCCGGTATCGCTAAGCGCCTCGGGATCATCATCCACCTGATCTCCCACTTGAGCACTCCCGAAGGGAAACCTCACGAGGAAGGTGGTCGAGTCATGATCCGCCACTTCAAGGGCTCCCGCGCAATTGGCTTCTGGTCTTTCTTTATGTTCGGCCTGGAGCGCAACCAGCAAGACTCTGACCCGGTGAAAGCCCAGACGACGACCTTTAGGGTTCTCAAGGATCGCTTCACAGGTCAAGCAACTGGCAAGGTCATCTACCTGGCCTATGACCCCATCACAGGTCTCCTCTCGGAACGTACTGGCTACGACCCCGATTGCGAAGACGACCCGGACGGTGACGAGAAGTCCCACGGGTTCTAATCAAGGAAGATCGCAATGATCGCCTATCCAAAGATGCCCCTCGCTTGGGTGATCTTTCAGCAAGCCCTTTCCGATGCAGTGGGATACCCAGTGATTCTCGCTGGGGGCTGCCTCCGGGACCTCTACTCGGGTCGGCAGGAGAACGTGAAGGACTTGGACTTCTGGCCGGAATACCTGGGCAATGCTCACCGCAAGGAAGTCCTGAAGAAACTCCAAGACCTCCGCTTCACTGGCCGTACTGGCTGCACCCTGGCTTACACCGAGGGGAACCTCAAGGATCGCGGGATCATGGCCATTGACTGGCTGGTGGCTCCGAATGGTCAAGAGGTCAACCTGATATGGATCGACGGCGCGGATCCTCAGGCAATCCTCAATGGTTTCGACTTTGGTATCAACCAAGCCTGCTGGGACGGCTCGCAATGGACAATCTCCGATGCGTTCTTCAAGGACCATCAGGACAAGACGATCTCCCTGATCCGTTCTTGGGAAGTCCCGAAGCGTCTCTGTGACCGAATTCGCCGGATGCAGGCCAAGTTCCCCGAGTACACCCTCCTCTTCGAGGTCCCTCAGGCATGAGTTCTTTTACGACTCCCCTGAAGCTCACCCCTGTGGACGGTAAGACCGAAACCTTCGAACTCCTGGAAGAGTTCCTCTACCACCTCGGGCATGAGGACTCATCGACCTACGTGAGGATCCCTAAGGGATTCGTCACAGATGGTGCGAGCATCCCAGAGATCCTCTGGCCGGTTCTCTCTCCGTGGGGACCCTATGGGAAAGCCGCAGTAGTCCATGACTACCTGTGTACTCACCGCCTGATGATCCGTGACGGAGAAGTCAGCAGGGTTACCCGAGAGGGAGCCGACTGGATCTTCCTGGAAGCCATGCAGGTCCTCGGGGTCTCGTGGTTCACAGCTCACCTCATGTGGAGGGCCGTGAGGTCCTACGCCATCTTGAAAGGAATCAAGTAGGCACATTTATGCATGTATTCGACGTTGAGTCGGATGGGCTGCTAGACACGGTTTCAAAGATCCACTGTCTGGTCATCAAGGACTCCCTCTCGGGACGCACTTGGCGATATCGACCAGACAACGTGGAGAAGGGCCTCCGCAAACTCATGGACATCTCCTGGGAAACTCCAACCCCAGAAGAGATTGAGGCGGATGGTCCTTACCGGATCGGTGGACACAACGTCATTAAGTACGATGTCCCGGCAATCCAGAAAATCTTCCCGTGGTTCAAGCCTAATCCGGCTGCTGTATATGACACCCTCGTGGTGTCCCGCCTGATCTTCTCCTCCCTAGAACTCAAAGACTCCAAGCTGATGCGCCAGGGGATCCTCCCCGGCAAGCTCTTTGCGAGTCACTCGCTGAAGGCCTGGGGCTATCGACTGGGGGTTCTCAAGGGCAACTACGCCGCTGAGACCGAGGACGCCTGGGCAGTCTTCTCCGAAGAGATGCTCTCCTACTGCGTTCAAGACGTAGAGGTCACGGCCAAGCTCTATGAGCTGCTGAACACCGCCAAGTATCCACTCACAGCCATTGAGCTGGAGCATGACACCTGCTGGATGATCGCTCAGCAGGAACGCAATGGCTTCCCCTTCAACGAGAAGCAAGCGGCAATCTACTACGCCTCGTTGAGTGCTCGAAGGGCTGAGCTCGAAACCTCCCTCGTGGAGACCTTCGGGTCTTGGTTCGAGCCTGCAATGAAGTCCCCAAAGGTCCCTTCCAAAGACAACAAGCGCTTTGGGTATACCGCTGGGGCAGCCTACATGCCCATCAAGTACGTGACCTTCAACCCTGGATCGCGTCAGCACATCTCTCGCTGCCTGAAGATCATGGGGTGGATTCCTACGGAGTTCACCGAGACAGGCCAGCCGAAGGTCGATGAAAGCACCCTCGAAGCTTTGGAGTTCCCTGAAGCCAAGCTCGTGACCGAGTACCTGACCATCCAGAAACGGATCGGGCAGTTGGCCGAAGGTGACAACGCATGGCTGAAACTGGTGACCCCTCAAGGTCGCATCCACGGTTACGTGAACACCAACGGCGCGGTAACTGGCCGTGCAACCCACAGCTTTCCAAACCTCGCTCAGGTCCCCTCGGTACGCCTCGACAAGGACGGCAACGTCCTGTGGGGATTCGCTGGGGGCTGGGGTGCAGAGTTCCGGGGCCTCTTCGGGGTTCCTGAGGGCTGGGTTCAAGTGGGCATCGACGCCTCAGGCCTTGAGCTCCGCTGTCTGGGTCACTTCGTATGGGCCTTCGATGATGGTCAATACGCCTACATCGTCCTCAACGGAGACATCCACACGGTCAACATGGAGGCTGCTGGTCTCGACACACGGGGTCAAGCCAAGACCTTCATCTATGCCTTCCTCTATGGGGCAGGTGCTCAGAAGATCGGATCGATCGTTCTCCCGCTGGGAACCGCTGAGGAACAGAAGAACATCGGCAAGAAGCTGATGAAGGAGTTCCTGAAGAAAACCCCAGGGATCAAGAAGCTCCGCGATGCTATTCAGAAAGTGCTCGTGAAGAGCTCTGAATGGGTCGGCAAGGAACAGAAAATCTCCTGGAACCGCCGCCACCTGATTGGCCTGGACGGTCGCAAGCTCCACATCCGCTCCCCGCACTCCGCTCCTAACACCCTCCTCCAGTCTGCCGGTGCCCTCATCTGCAAGAAGTGGGGTGTGGAGACCATCAAGCGCTTAACGAAACTCGGACTGAAGCAAGGCTGGGATGGCGACTACTGCCAACTGGCTTGGGTTCACGACGAATACCAATACGCCTGCCGAACCCTTGAGATCGCTGAGATCGTCAAGCGGGAATCCCAACTGGCAATGCGGGACACCCAGGAGTTCTTCAACTTCAAGGTCCGCCTGGATACCGAAGGGAAGATTGGCGCCACATGGTTCGAATGCCACTAATGGACCACTCCATGAACTTCAAGCTGGGCATCTTCGGTGCTCAGTTTGTGGTGCTGCTGTGGTTCATCCGAAGGGATCTCTGGGAGAGCTTCCGAGGTGAATGAGGAGTTTCTCCCCACCTTAGAACTATCCCAATGAACCTCTCAAGGACGACCTCCAATGAGCACTGTAGACAAGAACGTACTGACCCGAATGACTGGCCGTAAGCCTAACAAGCTCGTCCAACTGGTCCAGGACCTCGATGACGTCAACAAGAAACACCTGAAGCCAACCGAGTACCTCTTCCACGTAACGACAAAGCTGGACGGGGTCTATGCCCTGTTCGTTTGGATCGCTGGTGGCTGGGCAACCTTCAGCCGCACTGGTGAACAGATGAAGTCCTGTGGACACATCGAACGTTACCTGGAAGAGCTGAACATTCCGAAAACCGTTGTTGTGGTCGGTGAAGTCCTTCTGCTCAATCCCATCCCTGAAGGTTCCCCCGAAGAGTCCTTCGAGGATCTCTCCTACGCCACGGTGCAAGAGACCTCTGGATCCTTCCGCCGCCACAAGCGGGATGACTCATTGCGCCTCGTGGTGCATGACTTCCTGAGCCTTGAAGGCTTCATCCAGGGGGTCACCAAGAGCACCTTCGGTGGCCGGATTAACCGAGCTATTCGTTGTGGGGTCCCAATGACCCGCGACAAAGCCCCTCTGGTCCGCCTCCCTGAATACACCTGCGTGACCCTCGAACTCGCCAAAGTGATTGCCGAACAGGTGATCGATGACGGCGGTGAAGGTGTGATCGTTCGTGATCTCGAAGCGACCTGGGAAGCCGGTAAGCGTGACCACAGGATCGTGCGGATCAAAGAGAAGATCACCAAGGATCTCCTCGTGGTCGGTGTGAAGGAAGGTGTGGGGAAGATGGCTGGCATGGCCGGAACCCTTACCTGCAAGTGGCATGACACGACCATTGAAGTGGCCGGTGGGGACTTCCTTGAGCGCAAAGCATGGTTCATGGACCCAACCCTAATCGTCGGTCAGATCGTAGAAGTCGAGGCCATGAAGGTGACTCCTAAGGGTGTCCTCCGCGAACCTCGCTTCAAGGGTATTCGCTTCGACAAGACTGAGGCTGACGCATGAGCACCACTCCAAAGGATGTCGCTGGGCGTGAGCTCAAGGTGGGTCAAACCGTGGCCTACCAAACTACCGGGGAATGTAAGGGTCTTGCCTTGGCGAAGGTCCTCAAGATCAACCCAAAGACCATCACCGTCGATGAGAAGGCTTGGCACGACAAGTACCTGACTCGGCCTTTCAGTGGTGTGTGCATCGTGGAGGACCTGAAATGACCTTCGGGATCCTCTTCAACATCCGCTCCTGCTGGCTGGGAGCTCACTACTCCTCCTACAACAAACGTCTGTGCCTCAACCTGATTCCCTGCGTGACCCTCTGGGTCTGCGCTCCAGGTGGCATCCAACCGAAAAAGGAATATCGCTGATGAACTCTCTACAACTCTGGTCCTTCGGGGCTCTCGCTTTGATTGCCCTGATCTTCGTAGGGAGCCTCATCTGGGCGCACTTCGGGACTGCTATCAAGGGTTTCCGTTGGAACTACCGGAATGCTTCGGCTGTGGATATCTCCAAGGCACCGATGATTGCCCTGATCGCCACTATGTTCATTGCCATTCCCCTGTGGTTCAAGGAATGTACAGAGCTCATCTGGGGCTTCCTCAAGGAAGACTTCGGCGTCATCGTTTGCAGCATCCTTCTGATCGTCACCTTCCCAGTTTCTTTCCCTGTGATCGCCTGGGCCTCCCGCAAGAATGCTCGTAAAGAGGTCCTGAAGTGGAAGAAGCGTTACCTGAAGGAACGGGCTTATGCCTGAGCCCATCAGAATGGAGGTCCTAGCGGCCTCCCGTGGGAGATTCTTAAAGACTCCTAAGGTCTCTGAGACTGCCCATAAGGCATATCACCAAGCCATGAAGGGTGAGAGCGCTTCGCTCCTCCGAGTTGTAACTCAGGCGGCAACTCCTGGACTCTTCCAGGGCCTCTCGCTGACCATCCGGTTCAAGTCCGACCTTATCGACCTCGCCGCAATCCCTGGGCTTCTGCCTGGGCATCTTCAGCGGCTAGACATGATCGACTACAGGACCCCTTCTGTTTTCGAAGTGACTCTATCCGGGCCGGTCCTTTCGCTTGCTCGGGCCGTAGATTGCGAGGGAACCCCTTGGGGTCTCCTCACTAGCTTTACTAAAACCATCGCTGAAGAGTTCCCAGAGGATTCCCTACTGGCTCTTCAAGCACTCATCGACCGTCGCAAGGACGCAAACCATGTTGCAACTCAACAGGATCCTCAAGGTATTCACGCGGGCTCTCAACAAGCTGGAGAAACTCCAAGCCAAGCATGACGAGAACATCCAGGTGAACTCCCAGGTGATCAAAACCCTGCAAGACAAAAACCTGGAACTGCTGGAAGAGCGCAATGCTGCTGCTCAGGCTCATCGCCGGATCTCCGATTTGGTGCGTGAATGAACGAATACCTCAGCGTCCTCCGTCACGTCCTGCTGAACCCTCAAAGTTTCCAGTCGGACTTCTCTCGCAAAAACTCCGCAACCATCGCTGAAGCCGCGTCTCGTGGTCATGTATCGGCGGTCCTCAACAACAAAGCTCGTGACCGCTGGTTTGTCACGTCTTCCGGCCTAGCGCTGGTGGATGACGCCGAACCGGGCATCAAGAGCATCGTCAAGGAAGTCATCTAATGGCACGGAAAGCCGCAACTAAGGCTCCTCTGGAAGAATCCCAGGAAGTCACCCCTTCGGGCCTTCCCAAGGACATCTCCTGGACTGAGGTCGCAAAGTACCTCGCTGAAGAAGGCTTCTCCCCGAAGAACCTCGTTCGGGTTCCCAAGTCTCCTATCGCCTATGTCCCTCAGATTGAGGGTGATGCTTGGGCGAAGATCACCTGGAGCTTCCGCAAGAGCGAACTGACCTACACCGTGGAGTCCCTGACTCTGGTCCGCAAGGAAAAGGTTCGTCAGGTCGAGGTCAAGGATGTGACCTATGAAGAACGCGAATAGCGGTATCGCATTGCTGATTGACGGTGATATGGCCCTTTATCAGGCCTGTAGCAATGCCGAACAGGAAATCAACTGGGGTGTCCACTGGACTCTCCATAGTGATCCTGAAGAGGCCTATGCAATCTTCAAGAACGCCATCGAGAAGCTGTGCCTGGAAGTAAATAGCCGGTTGAAACTGGAAGAGACCCCACGGGTTTACCTTGCATTCACCGACTCGGTTAACTGGCGCAAGGATGTGCTTGAGACCTACAAATCCAACCGCAAGGAGAAGCGCAAGCCTCTCTGCTACTACATCGTTCGGGACCGTGTGTTTGCTGAATGGGAGTGCCTCATGGTGCCTACCCTGGAAGGCGATGACGTACTCGGTATCTGGGCCACCTCCCCTCACATCAAAGGTCGCAAGATCATCGTGAGTGGTGACAAGGACTTCAAAACGATCCCCGGCGAATTCTGGGACTACGGTCGCAAGAAGTTCTACGACATCAGTGAGGAGGAAGCCAACTACTGGCACCTCTACCAGGCCCTCATGGGCGACATCACCGATGGTTACCAAGGCTGCCCAGGGATGGGCGCTGGTACTGCTGAGGAATTCCTCACGGATCCCTTCATGTGGTTCCAGGAGGAGAAGATCCTCAAGAGTGGTCCTCGCAAGGGTGAGGCTGTTCTCCAGTGGAAGAAGCGAGAGTTGTCCGAAGGGGAAACCCTGTGGGACGCCGTGGTCTCCTGCTTCATCAAAGCCGGCAAGACCGCAGAGGATGCCCTCGTACAGGCTCAGGTAGCTCGTATCTGCCGGAGTTCTGAATGGGATTTCAAGACTCGCAAGGTGATCCCATGGACCCCGTCTTGATTGTACTCGGTGTGGTCTTCGCCATTCTGTGTCACGAGCTACGCCAAGCCCTCTGAGTTTCTCCCCACCTTAGAACTAACCACACAACTCATGAGGAGATCCCATGGATGTTTTTGCAGAAGACTCGCTAGAGGCAGAGCTGGATGATGGTCTCGATGAGGCCCCTCCGATTAGCCAAGCGCTAGTCACCTATCTCCGACGACGCTTCAACGCCTCAGCAGCCTTAGACCGAGTGATGCCTAATGCGGATCACCACCTGGGGCTCCTGAAGGGTCAGAAAGAAATCCTGGACCATCTCATCATGCTCAGCAACCGGCGCTAAAGAAGGAACTGACATGGGATCACTCTTCGGCGGTAAGGCCAAGACCCCAAAGGTCACCCTACCCGCTGCCCCAGTGACTGCTCCTGACGCCATCACCGAACGTAAGCTCGGCGCAGATGGTGAGGAAGACGGTCAGGACCTCACGGAAGGGGTCAAGAAACGCGGAAAGGCTTCCCTGAAGATCAACCGCGAGACTCAGATAGCCGCATCCACAGCAGGGGCCAACTATGGAACCACAGCCACTACCAGCGGCTGAATCCCTAAAAACCCTTGGGATGCACTATCGGCTGATCAAGGATGAGGAAACAGCCAAGCACATCCACGAGTTGAGTTGGAGCATCCAGGAAGGATCTCCGTTTCGGTGTATCCGTGAGGCGTCCCTTGAGGACACGCTGGAGACGTATCTCCGAGCAACCAAACCGTGGGAAGACTCGTTGGCCCTTATTGGGTTCTTCGATGTCGATTCAGGGGACCTCCTTGGGAGTGTCCTCTTGAGCATCGGGCCCCTCTGGTACAACCAAGAGAAGTTAGGGGTCTATGAGCTTTGTCTTACATCCACTCCGAAAGGATCTGGTAGAGGCATCGCAAGGGCTACAGCAGTGGTCCTGAAGGGCTTCGTGGAATCAGGCATGGCCTCTGTGGCCGAAGCCGGCTCTGCAATGTCCTCGAACCCACCCCAACTTGAGAACGCCTACCGAAAGGCTGGTTTCTCAACCTTCAAATCCTTCGTGATGGAAACTAATGCCAATGGGCAAAGTTAGCAAAATCCTCAAGAAGGCAGCAGACCCTTTAGGGATCGCCAAGCAGGACGCTCCGAAAACTACGGCAGCATCCACTCCTACACCCGCAACGGAAGTAGCAGCGCAAGGCGAAGTCACAAAGGATAAAGATACGGAGTCCGGCGCCTCGAACTCCGTCAAGCGAAAGCGCGGTAAGTCTGCCCTCAAGATTCAACAGAATACAGGTGCTAACGCAAGCGGTTCCGGCACAGGCGTCAATGTGTAAGGAAGGACCATGGCTGAAAACGCCAAGCCCCAGGAAGGGGCCGAGACGACCTACAAGCGCCTCGAAAACGACCGCAACCCGTACACCAAGCGAGCTGAAGATTGTGCAGTCATTACGATCCCCTCGCTGTTCCCTAAGGACTCCGACACGGGGTCTACGAACTACACCACCCCTTACCAATCTGTAGGCGCCCGAGGTCTAAACAATCTGGCATCGAAGTTGATGCTGGCTATGTTTCCCCCCAATGAGGCCTTCTTCCGGTATCAGATGAGCCAGGAGCAATCTGCTCAGGCCCCTTCGGGTGACGGTTCAAAGACCAAGATTGATGAAGGTCTGGCTGCGATGGAGAAAGTGGTCCTCAAGTTCTTTGAAGGATCCGGCCACCGAGTGACCCTCTTCGAGGGCCTCAAGCAGTTGATCATCGCGGGAACCGTCCTGTTCTTCTGGACTGAAGACGGCCTCAAGCTCTACCGGCTGAACCGCTTTGTGGTTGAGCGTGATGGAATGGGCAACGTCCTGACCATCGTGGCTCGTGACCGCTACTCCAAAGCGTCACTCCCTGAGGAGCTCATTGCGGCTGCAAAGCTAGAAGATGATGCAACCTCCGCAACGCCAGTGGATGTCTACACGCATGTCTACTGGGACGGTACGCAATGGCAGTCCTACCAAGAAATTGGCGGGGAAGTCGTAGCAGGAACGGAGAGCACTTACCCCAAAGGGAAATCCCCGTGGATCCCTGTGAGGCTCTCGAAGATCGATGGTGAGCACTATGGCCGGTCATTCGTAGAGGAATACTACGGAGACCTCTTGAGCCTGGAGAACCTCTCCAAGTCCATCGTTCAGATGGCCATGATTGCCTCCAAGGTGGTCTGGCTGGTGAACCCCAACGGGATCACTCAGGTTCGCCGACTGAACAAAGCAACCAACGGATCGTATGTAGCTGGCCGCGAAGAGGACATCAAGCCTGTTCAGCTCCAGAAGTTCAACGATATGCAGGTTGCCAAAGGTACAGCGGATGGTATCGAAGCGCGCCTCTCTTACGCCTTCATGCTCAACTCAGCCGTTCAACGGTCAGGGGAGCGTGTCACTGCTGAAGAGATTCGATACGTGGCCCGTGAGCTTGAAGACACCCTCGGTGGGGTCTACTCGATTCTCACCCAGGAACTTCAGCTCCCCTACATCCGTGTCACTACCGCAAACCTGATGACCTCCAAGACTCTACCGGATCTCCCGGATGGTCTCGTGGAACCCACGGTCATTACTGGGGTAGACGCACTGGGTCGAGGCTACGACCTCAACAAGCTTGTGCAATTCATCCAGACCCTTGAAGGCCTGGGAGATGTCGCATGGCAACGCCTCAAAATTGGCAACGTGATCTCCCGCATCGGCATGTCCCTCGGACTCGATGTGAGTGAGCTCGTGATGTCGGACGAGGAGTTCCTACAGTCGCAACAGGCACAACAGGCTCAAGCCGTTACTGGTCAGGCAGCCGAACAGGCCATGACGCAGGCAGCACAGCAACAAATCCCTCAACAAGCCTAAGGAGTCCCTGACTGATGGCCCATGAACTGTATGGCGATGCCGTTACCTCTGAAGGTAGCGAAGAAGCCAAGATCCAACTCACCATTGGTAATCAGGAAGAGACCTTCGAGGTTGGTTCTGACGCCCAGGTGGAAACCTCTAACGAGGAAAAGCCGGAAGGTACTCCCGAGGGTGAAACCACCGAGGAGACTCAGGAAGAAAAGCCTGAGGAAACTGGCGAGAAAAAACCAGAGGAAACCCTCCAAGGTGATGTAGAAGCCCTGAAGAACTCCGAAGAGGAGCTCTCCAAGGATCTCGCCTCGAAAGGTTTGGACTTCACCGCGCTGGCTGAAGAGTTCAATACCGCTGGTGAGCTGAGCGCTGAGACTCTGGCAAAGCTGGCAGAGAATGGTTATCCGCAAGTAGTGATCGATTCGATCATTGCAGGTCGGCAGGCCATCGAGCAGCGTTTCGCCTCCGCAGTTCACTCATTGGTTGGTGGTGCGGAAGAGTTCAACACCCTGCAAGAGTTCGCCGCAACCAACCTCAGTGCTCAAGAGGTGGCCTCGTTCAACCGAGCCATTGAGAGCGATGACCTGGGCGTTATCGGTCTGATGCTGAAAGGTATCCAGGCCAAGTATTCCGCCAAGCACGGCACCAAAGGCAAGCCTATCACTGGCGCCTCCACTGGAACTCCTAAAGCGCAAGGCTTCACGGATAACTCCGAGATGGTCAAGGCGATGAGCGATAAGCGCTACGGTCGTGACGCGAAGTACACCGACGAAGTTATCCAACGGGTAGCAGTGTCAGGCCTCTGATACACCCGCAAGACCCTCCTCAAGAAATTCCCCAAGGGCCACTCCTGGTGATCGTGCCGGGTTTCTGGTGAGCCCTTCCCTAAGCTCGTCTCAAGGAATGAAACACTATGGCTTCTACCACTATTGCCGCACCAGGCCAGATCAATGGCGCAGGTGATCGCAAAGCAATTTTCATGAAGGTCTTCTCGGGCGAGGTCTTGACTGCCTTCGCTCAGAACACCGTTGTGATGAATCGCCATCTGGTCCGCACCATCACCAGCGGCAAGTCAGCCTCCTTCCCAGTGATTGGCCGTGGTACTGCAAAGTATCTGGCTCCAGGCAACAATCTGGATGACCAACGTAGCGTGATCAAACATGCTGAGAAGACCATCACCATTGATGGCCTGCTGACCTCGGACTGCCTGATTACTGACCTCGACGAGGCAATGAACCATTACGATGTTCGCCAACCTTACGCCGCCACTTTGGGCGAAGAGCTGGCAATGGCTGCTGACGGTGCTGTTCTGGCTGAAGGCATGCAAGTCGCACTGGCTACCGAAAACATCACAGGTCAGTCGGGTCAAGGTGGCAGCATCGGCGTGGGTACTCCGGTGATTACCGCCGAATATGGCCGCATCGTCCTGTCCGCTCTGATCTACGCCCGTGGTCGCTTCTCCAAGCTACGCACGCCGAAAGCTGATCGTACTGTGTACGTTGAGCCGGACATCTATTCGGCAATCCTGTGTGCCTTCGGTCCCTATGCCGGTAACTACATCGTTCCAGGCACTGGCGACATCAAGGAAGGTGCCGTCCTGCGCTGGGCCGGCTTCGAGATCGTTGAAGTTCCGCACTTCGCCAATGGCGGCGCCGAGGAGCTGCACGCTCCGGTAGCGAACGCTGTGGGTCTGGCGATGCATCGTGGTGCCGTAGGTACTGTGAAGCTGAAGGACTTGGCGATGGAAACTGCACGTCGCATCGAGTACCAAGCAGACATGATGGTCGCCAAGTACGCCATGGGTCACGGTGGCCTGCGCCCAGAAAGTGCACTGATCCTGACCACTGATCCAGCTTCTCCTGACCTGATCGCTGCTCAGCAATCGGCTCTGGAAACCGCCTTGGCGAACCCAGGCACCTAAGCACTACCTCTTGAAGGGCCCTTCGGGGCTCTTCTCGATTCACCTCAAGTAACCATCTGGGAGTCCTTTTCGGATCCTTCCCTTTGGGCTCCCACCTGCGCATTCACGAGAAAGTCCCCGAGAGTTGCTGGCCCGTCTAGTGGTCACAGCAACCCGTGGATTCCCTTCCTCTCAGCGCTTTGCCTGTTCTCTAAAGGATTCCACAAATGGTTATTACCCCAGCCACCGAGCTCGATGCTATCAACGAGATCATTGGGATCATCGGTCAGGCGCCTATCAACTCCCTGGAGGACGAAGCGGACATCGATTCTCTGAACGCTCAGCGAATCCTCCAGGGTGTGTCCCGTGAGATCCAGTCAAAAGGCTGGTCATGGAACATTGAAACAGCTTCGCTAAGCCCCGACTCAGCGACCAAGAAGATCACCTATCGGGATGATTGGCTGAGGCTCGAAGGGGCCTCTATGGTTCGCCGTGAAGGCTACCTTTATGACCTCTCCAACCAGACCAACTTGTTCACAGCTTCAGTATCCGTGGACATTGTTCGCTTGATCGACTTCGAGGATCTACCCGAGGTAGTCCGCAAATTCGTCACGGTGAGAGCTAGCCGGATCTTCCAAGTGCGCTCCGTAGGGGCTCAAGAGCTGGATGCCGCTGCTCGACTGGCTGAACAGGAAGCCTATCAGGCTCTTCAGGAATTCGAGCTGGACTTCGGTGCTTACAACCAAGTGGACAGCGACCCGTACCTGACTGACGTGATGTCTCGCTAAGGAGGCTTCATGCCACTCATCTCGCAATCCATCAAGTCCCTTAAAGGGGGCATCTCGCAGCAACCGAACAATCTCCGTTTCCCTGACCAAGGGGAGACCCAGGAGAACGGCTTCAGCAGCGAGGTCGAGGGTCTCCAGAAGAGGCCCCCTACGGTTCACCTCAAAAGGCTCATGCAGAGCATCACTGGCAAGCCATCCTTCCACCTGATCCATCGAGACGCAGTGGAACGGTACATGGCGATGACCGAAAACCAGTTGATCCGTGTTTGGGATCTTGCCGGCAATGAGTACACCGTGAGCGCACCTGAAGGTCTCTCTTACTTGAGCACAGCGAATCCCCGCAAGGATCTCCGACTGGTAACAGTTGCCGACTACACCTTCGTGGTGAATCGGAATGTGGTTGTGCAGGCTTCTACTGATCGTTGGCCCACACGTCCCAATGAGGCGTTCCTGTGGGTCAAGACAGGTCAGTACGGTAAGACCTACAAGATCACTATCACCTTCGCTGACGGGACTACCCAACTCCTAACCTTCACGACTCCTGACGGAACGGACGCAAAGGACTCCCCAAAGGTTGCTGCGAACTACATCCGTGACCAGTTCCTGGATCAAGCTCTGAACGGAGCTCCTGTAGTTCCTGCCACAGTTCCTCCTACACGAAGCCCTACATATCTGGTGCCGACTGCTACCGAGAACGGTGGGCTATACCTCAACCCAAAACCCGGCTACACCATAACCAAGATCGCTATTGAGGACGGCTTCAACGGCCAGTCTGTGATCGGATTCATGCAGAACGCTCAGCGCTTTAACCAGCTCCCGCCGCAATGCCTGGCTGGATACGTGGTGAAGGTGGCTGGTGACCCTGACAATGACGCCGATGATTACTACCTTCAGTACAGCGAAACGGAGCGCCTCTGGAAAGAGTGTGCCCAGCCGGGTTCTCTAAAGGGATTCCTTCCGAGCACCATGCCGCATGTTCTTGTGCGGGAAGCCAACGGGACGTTCACTTTCAGGGCTAACGACTGGGGTATACGTTTAGCGGGCGATGAAGAGTCCAACCCCTTCCCCTCTTTCCTTAACTCAGTGATCAACGATGTGTTCTTTTTCAGGAATCGCATCGGGTTCACCTCTGGAGAGAACGTGGTCATGTCGGTCAGTGGGGAGTTCTTCAAGTTCTTCCCTGCCTCGGTGGTAGTCCTTGCGGACACTGACCCCATCGACACTGCGGCCAGCGGACACACTACCGTGTCCATCCTGTACAACGCCGTACCTTTCAAGGAAGAGCTCCTCCTGTTTTCCAGTGAGGTTCAGTTCACTTTGAGGGCTGACGGTGTGCTCTCGGTGAAGACAGCCAAGATCGACCCCGCGACTGAGTACAACTGCATCGCATCGGTGCGGCCAGTAGGTGTGGGAAGGTCAGTCTTCTTTGCCAGTGAGCGAGCATTGTACTCCAGCATGAATCGCTTCTATGCGGTTCAGGACGTATCAGATGTGAAGGACGCTGATGACATCACTGCTCACGTTCCCAGCTTCATTCCCAATGGGATATTTAAGCTCTCCTCGTCGTCCGCTGAGAACCTCCTAGTGATCCCCACGAGTGGTCAGGAGGATACCCTCTTCGTCTACAAATTCCTCTTCCAGCAAGATCAGCTTGTCCAGCAATCGTGGTCTCATTGGGTCTTTAAAGGGGAGCGAGTTCTTGCGGCTGAATTCATTGGTTCAGACCTTTATCTGATCCTTTCGAACTCCTCCGGGACTTATCTGGAAAAGGTCTCCTTTACCCAGAACACCCTGGATTATCAGGAGGAGCCCTATCGACTCTACATGGATCGTAAAGTCCGGTACGTGGTTCCAGTAGGCGCCTCCTACGACGACTACAACGGGATCACAAAGGTCAACCTTGCGAGTCTCTATGGGGGTGCCCCTGACCCAACCCACAAGTACCACATCGCTGCCCAGGATGGGCGTGTGTGGACCTTTGAGGGTGTCACAGGGGGAATCGTTGCAATCCCTTCAGATGTACGTGGTGAGACGTTGATCATCGGAAAAGCCTTCAACTTCCGATACCAGTTCTCACAGTTCCTCTTAAAAAAGACGGACCAGCAAGGGCTCTCCTCAGAAGATGTGGGGAGACTCCAGCTGCGCTATGGATGGCTCAATTACAAGGATGCAGGTCCCTTCACGATCACCGTGCAGGTAGGCAACAGGAAGCCCTTCAAGTATGTCCAGACCGCAAGGATCTTGGGCAGTAACAAGAATCGCCTTGGGGTACTTCCCCTGGAAACCGGCAAGAAAACCTACCCAATCCAGTCGCAACCGGAAAAGGTAGAGATTACGGTTTCTTCGGACGAAGTATCACCGCTGGCCCTAACGGGGGCGGGCTGGGAAGCCCTCTACAGCAGACGGAACCAAGGCGTTTAACCACTCGGGCTCTACAGGATATTTCCTGTGGGGCCCTTTTTACATTCAACCAGAGGTAGCTCTATGTCAGGCGCATTAAGTGGCGCGATGGCTGGTGCCCAAACTGGTGGTGCTGTAGGGGGTCCATGGGGTGCCGTAATCGGCGCTGTAATCGGACTTTTTGTGGGTGGCAAGGTTGATAAGGAAAACCGTAAGCGGATCGAGGAGGACTACAAGGCCCAAGTTTCCGCAATGGTTCAAAACTACAACTACGCCACACAGACCACCGACCTGGAGGTTCAAGCGGCCTCCGAACAAGCTTCCGCTGATCTATCCAACATGCAAACCAACTCCATCATGAATATCGCTTCTCTTCGAGCCGCATCTTCAGAGACAGGTATGGAGGGTAATTCGATGGAACGTGTTATGCGAATAGCAAAAGGTTCTGACCTGAGAGCGGAAGACAGTGTGAAGGAGAACCACAGCCGCACCGTAGCCCAGTCCCTCCTGATCAAGCAAACCAACCAGATCAGCACTCAATCCAATCTCAACGAGCTACGCCGTTCGGTCGTGAACTCTCAACCATCCAAGTGGACGCAACTCCTCTCTCTGGGTCAGCAAGCCGCTGGGTCAGCAAGTTCTATGGGTGGCTCCAAAGGTGGTCAGACAGGTGCCAACACTGGCCAAACTGGGAACGTAGCAGGGAAATCGTAATGACCGGCTCAGCTCTCAATACCGCATACAACACCTGGAGACAATTCGCGCCCCAGGAGAAAAACCTCACGCCCATCACGGGCCAGCGTCTGAATGTACAAGCAGCTACCACTTCTGATGGAGGCATGAATGCAGCCTTCTCAGGCTTGGTAGGGGCAGCTGTAAATGCTGGCTACCGCTATGAGCACATCCAGAAGCGTCAAAAGGGTCTTGAGTCGGAAGCTAGAGCTGAGACGTGGATGAAGTCAGTTTCTCCTGACGAGTTCCGTAAGGCCGCTCAGGAAGGGAATCTCCCATTCCAGGATGACCCCATCGCCATGGCGCGGCTGCGGTATCTCCATGGGTTCCATGCTTCAGCCGCTGTTCAAAGCCAAGTCGCTGAGAACATCCGAGGGGGAACCTATAAGGATGAACTCGATGCATCCGGCAAGGTGATCCGTAGCGGCTCTGATGCTGCTATTGAGGACTATTACAAGCGGATGAAGTCCATGCGGACGGACATCACCAAGGAGCTGGGATTCTCGGAAGAGGACGAGGCGCTAACCAACGGTATGTTCCGTAACGCTGATGACGCCCAGGTGGCCCTCATGGGGCTCCAGACGCAAGTTACTGATCAGCGTAATCGTGCCCAGGCCAGCATTCTCCACACGTCCACTCGTAATGCCCTCCTCTCGGAGGCCGTCAAGAGGAACCCGGAAGAGGCCGCTCAGGTCTCCATGGAATCCTGGCAGACTGGCTATGAGACAGGCGTGTACCGGAATCTCCCGGATGCCCTCAAGGACATCGGGCAGACCCTCGGGCAGGTTTCCTCTCAGGCTGGTGGTTTAGCAGTCATCGACAAGCTTCTGGATGCCCCGGTCCCAGGAACCACTCAAAAGGTAAGAGAGTTCTACGACCCTGATGAGCTGGAAGGTTTCCGTCAGAAAGCCCTGAATGCTCAGGTCAAGATGGATGCCTCAGCGGACTTGGACTGGCAGGTGAAGGTTCAAGACCACCAGGACGACCCTAACGGTCTCACTGGGCTCTACCAGATGTACAACGAGGAGCTTGGTCGTAGCGGAGGTGTAGCCTCCAAACGAACTCAGCAACTTCAGCAAGAGATCACCTCGAAGAAACACTCTCTGGCAACCGAGGCAACCAAGCTCCAAACGGAGAACGCCAAGGCTGCCCTCCAGAGTGCTCGTGTGGCAGTCCTGACGCAGGAAGCAGGGAGGTTTCTCGCAGGGCAACGTGACGCTCAGCGTTACGACACCATGCCGAAGGATCCTGAACTGGGTAAGTACACCAAGGACGACGCTTTGCTCATGGAGCGAGGTCTCCTGGAGCGCTACCAGTCCCAACCAGCGAAGCTCCTGAAGATCGCTGACTACATGCCACAGGGCTACATCGCGAACACCATTCAGGACTACTGGAAGGACACGTCAGCGAGTATGGCCGTGGATGCCTCTCGGGTATCCCAAGGACTCATGCGTCCAGAAGACATCAAGGAACCAGAAGCTCTGGCCTCGGTGAATCTCCTGAAGACGGCTGATCCTCTGGCATTCCGTAAGGTGATCGGCGGGGATACTGCTGCACTCGCCAAGCTGGACACGCTGGATGTCCTCTCGGGGATGGGCCTGGGCTACAAGGACATGGTGATCAGCCAAGCTCGCTGGCACAAGATGACCGACAAGGAGAAAGCCGCCCAGACTACCAAGATCCAGCGGACTCTCATGGATGAGGTCATTGCTCCCAAGAAGGTTGGCAAGGTTGACGGTCTCAAGAACTTGGCTGGTAGCGAATACGCCCAGACCTATATGAAGACGATGGTCAACGGCCTGCTCTCCCTTGGGATCCCCGAAGAGGAAGCCTACAAGAAAGCTGATAGCGCCTTCGCTCAGTCCCACGTAGGTCTCAACGGATTCCCCATTCCAGCGTCCTTCTTCTCCTCTATTCAATCCTCAGACCAAGTGAATGTCGGCATGGATCTCCTTGCGGAGGCCCTCACTGACTACGCCCATTCTCAAGGGGTCCGTGAAGAGGATGTCATCCCGGATTACAACCAAGCAGTCGGAACGGTGGGCTTCAGGGCTCCCGGAAGAATTTCTCTGGAGATCCGCTCGGACTCTCTTCAGCAAGGCGCAAAGGCTCTGACTGAGAAGCGTCAGCAAGAGGCTCTGGTGAAGAACGCCGAAGGAACCAAGGCCGCGCTCCAGGATGCAACCACCGAGAAAACCACCCGCAAGGCAGCCTCCCAGGCAATCGAAGATGGGATCAACAACATGACTCCTGAGCGCCTCGGGAGTAAAGACGACTAATCACAGGAGGCCAGGATGGCTACCCCTAAAGAATCCCCCTACCGCGCTCTCTATGCAGCCGCTGGGGAAGCACATGGCGTAAGTCCTGACCTCCTAGAGCGTCAAGGCTTCGCGGAATCCAGTTGGAACCCTCAGGCAGTAGGCCCGATGACCAAGTACGGTCAAGCAAGAGGTCTCTCACAGTTCATACCAGGGACCGGTAAGGCTTACGGGCTGGAGACCGATGAGGACTTCCACAACCCTGAGAAGTCGATTCCTGCCCAGGCTCGCTTCATGGCAGACCTGAAGAAGCGCTTTGGAGGCTCCGATGAGCTGGCCCTTGCGGCCTACAACATGGGCCCCACAGCTCTCCAGCGGAAGATCGACAAAGCTGGTGGGATCATCGAGAACGTGGACCTCCCAGGGGAAACCCGTGGGTATCTCCAGAAAATCCTTGAGGGAAAGCAATCAGGCTGGGTAGCAGACGGCACTAGACCGCCCAGTCGTATCAACTTTGGGACCACCCAGGCTCCCACCGAAAGTGCCATCGACCGGATCGCCTCAGCTACCCCTGAAGAGCTCGGAACGGACGCCGAGAGATCCAAGTGGGATGCCTTCACTGAAGGTCTCCAACGCTCCTCCATTGGTTCAGACATTCGCTCAGGCCGGGTAACCATCCCGGTTACTGAACGGGATATCGACTGGGTTCCCAATGAGGATGATCTCCAGAAGGTCACAGATGCGGGGATTGGTGAAGCCGGTGCCTCGTTCGTATTCAACCACGCATATTCAGGAGAGGACCTTGACGGACTCATCGACATTGCTAAAGAAAACCGCGCCAGCGCAGCAGCCGATGCCCGTCAGGGGGTCCTCACGAGTCTTACGGGCGGCCTTGGAGAAATGCTTGGCGACCCTATCACTTATGGAGCTCTCTTTATCCCAGGAGGAGCTGGAGTCGGTCGTCTATTCAATCCAGGAACAGCACGCATCCTCGCTGGAGCGGCTGGAGCTGCAACTGAAGGGGCGGCTTTTGGTGCCCTCACCGAGTCACTTCGAGAGACTACTACGGGCGTCGATGCCGACTACAAGTCAGCAATCCTCGCTGGAGCAGTTGGTGGAGCGGCGCTTCATGGTGTCGCAGTAGGGATCAAGAAAGCCCTAGGCAAGACGGACAGCATGGATAGCTTCCGGTATGTCGAGGATGCCGAAACCTCCAAGACCCTGGAGGACGCGGGGATCATTTCCGAGCAACGCTATCAGCCTGGGCCCCTCACCTCGAAGGTTCTCAAGGAGGACACCTTCAACCCTGTGGCTCGATTCTCCACGATTGGCGAACGGATGCGCTCCAGTCAGAACAAGGACATCCGCACAGCCGCTATGGGCCTCTTCCGTAACGACAAAGGTTACAAGGATGGAACCTCAGGCCTTGGTCGGATGACTGGTGAAGAGGTCAAGCGGAACTTGGACAACGAGTGGTTCGATGTAGATTCCACCTATGCTCGCCATGCCAATGACTACATCACCTCGAAGCGCTCCTCGGGACTCTCCAAGGCAGAGCTTGAGGAAGAGTTCGGCTACTTAGTGACAATGGTCCGTGAAAGTGGCAACCGTCAGGGGCTCCCTAAAGGGGTCTCCGAAGCGGCTGACCTGATGGGCAACTTCTATGATCGCCGGATAGGTGACGTGCTGACCCCAGCAAGACGCTACGGAATTGGCGCTGACATCATCGACAATCCCAAGGAATGGGCAGGTGTCGCCAACTACTCCCCTGTGATCATGGATACCGCCAAGATTGCCCGAGTTTCTGCTAAGGCTGGTGGTGATGATCGTCTCCTGGAGATCTCCGGGAGGGCTCTCTATGCATCCCTCGGGAATCCTCAGATTCGCGCCAAGGCTATCCAGGCGTATGAGGAAGAGTTCGCCAAGTTGGTTGAGAAAGCCCTGAAGAATGCGGAGACTCCTGAAGGTGCAATAAAGGCTCAAGAGATGGCCCGAAAGGCTCTCGATGAGACCGGCAAGCTGACCTCAGACTTCCGCCGCTGGGCATTCCAGAAGGCGAAGAACCAGGCTCTCGGTTACGTGGACCAGGACATGAGCCGCATCAAGGCCCACCTGTACAAGACCATGGACCCTGCTGAGCTGCCTGATTTCATGCGCTCCCGTGGGATCTTCAGCACGGACGCTAAGATCACCCTGGCAGATGGCTCCCAGTTCAGTATCAACAAGGACCTCCGTAGCGGTGATGTGCGGGCAATCATGCACAGCTACCACAAGCGCACTGCCGGAGATCTGGCAATGTCAGTGGGACTTGGTGATAAAGGCTTCGCGGGATTCTCCGAGAGGCTCTCAAGGATTGAGCAGCAAATCGCCAAGGCTACTCGAGATGATAACCCTAAGCTAAAGCGACAACTCCAAGGCGACCTCAATGCCATGAAGATTGCAGCGAAGAAGATGTACGGCATGAGCCTCAACCAGGACGGTAGAGGTGCTGCTGACATGATCGCTGGCTCCCTAACCAACCTTTCCTTCGTAGCCAAGTCGGCTTACATGGGTCCGATGAACTACACCGAGATTTCCTCAGGACTTGCCAACTACGGCATGGGGTTCTTCTTCAAGGCCCTTCCTGGGGTCGGTGAGATGTTCCAGCGGGTAGCTAAAGGAAAGTCCACGGCTGATGACCTGATACTCCTGCAAAACCGTCTTTGGGGTGAGGAGCTTCATGATGTGGTTTACCCCTCTCACCTGCACACGGCTTACACGGTAGCCAAGGAAAGTGCTCCGGCTCCCATTGCTGCTGTTTTCGCAGGGACCTCCCGACTGGCCCAGGTGGCACCCTCAGCGAAACTTTTGGGGGCAACCACCAACCGGATCGTCAAAGCAGCTCAGGAAGAGTTCCTTGCGACTCTCGTTCGGCATGCCCACGGAAGCTCCTCGAAGGTCTTCTCCCCGGCCAAGCTCAAGCACATGAACGTAGATCCGGCCTTGTTCTCGAAGGTCCTTGCGCACATCAAGAAGAGCTCCAAAGTGAGCTCCAAAGGTCAGTTCTCACTGAACGCTTCGAGGTTCCTCAAGGGTTCCGGCAGGGATGCTCTGGAAGCACGCCAGGTTGTCGCTGAGATCCGCCGTATGGGCGATATGGCAGCAACCGATGTGATCCAGCGGCCTTCCCTCGGTGACACCTTTATATGGGCTGATTCCAAGAACCCCTTCATTCGCTTCCTGACCCAGTTCCAGACTTTCTCAATGAGGTCCCTGGAGAAGAAGTTCCTGAAGGGAGCCAACCGGATCCGCAATGGGGACATTGATGAGGCTCTCCAGATGAGCCTCTCCCTGGGCCTCTCTGCGATGGGCACCACAGGCTTTGCCATTGTTCGGGCTCAGACAATCCGTGATGAGGACAAACGTAGGGAGTTCTATAAGAACGCCTTGGGCTATGACTCGGATCTTGATAAGTGGGACCCCACGATACTGACCGTGGCTGCCCTCAAGCGGTCCTCGTACCTCGCTGCACCTTCTATGGCCTACGACACCATAGGAACTCCTCTGAGGCTTCCTTATGCGGGCCTCGCGAGGACAACGAGGGACACAGAACAGTTCTCCGGGGAAACCCCAGCGAAGTCCTGGAAGGGTCTAGACATCGGAGATACCTTCGGGAACTTCCCTGCGGTGAAGTATGGAACCCAGATGGTTCAGTCTGGAGTAGCTGCTGGTAACTTGCTACGCCCTGATCTCGACCCTGAGCAGGTAGAGCGTCAAAAGAAACTCATCTTGCTCAATCTTAAGGGGCTCCTCCCTAATGACCCAGCGACTCAAACCGCACTCTCGTGGTTGATCGCCCATGGCGTGGAGGAACCTTAAACATCCCTCCAGGGCTTCTTCACGAGGCCCTATCGATCTTCAAAGGCTAATCATGGCTGCATACGCTCCCATCACTTACATAAAGAGCGAGGCTTCAGCTCTCTTTGATATCCCTTTCGATTACCTCTCCCAGAAGTTCATAGTTGTTCTGGTAGATGACGTACTGAATACCTATGGAGTTGATTATGACTTCCTAGATAAAAGCCGAGTGAGATTCCTAAAGGGAAACATCCCAGCAGGGACGCGGGTCACTCTAAAGCGGAACACTAACGCCGCGTCCAAATTAGTTTCCTGGAAAGATGCTTCTGTTCTTAAAGCAGGTGATCTGGAGCTATCACAGCTTCAACTACTCCATGTGGCCGAAGAGGCTAACTCGGTTGCGGGAACCGCTTTGCTTCCAGACTGGGAATCCAACTGGGACGCGCTGGGTAAAAGGCTTACCAACCTGGAGCCACCGCTGCTCGCTCAAGATGGTGCAACCAAAGAATATGCAGATGGCCTTAGCGCAAATGGTAGTAAGTACACTGACACGCAAATCAAGAGAGTCCTACGCGGAGCGTCCCTTGAGGTACTAAAAGAGCTCCCGGCAGCTTCGAGCCGCGCCAACAAGGTCATGGGGTTTGACAGCATTGGAAATCCTATTGGTGTGCTTCCCGCCAGCGGTTCCGGGACAGAGCTGGCTATCGACCTAGCCAACCCGACCGATCCCAGTAAAGGGATTGGGATGTTGGCCTACCCCCGAACTCGGGTGGCATTGGCCGTCAGTTCAGCTAGCAGGTTGATGTCGGCATTAAGGGTGAATGTCTGGGAAGTGCAGTTCGTGATGCTAATCACGTACAAACCGACTGATGATCCGAACACTTGGGACTGGACGCCGGCGTATGAGGCAGCTAGTAAATATGTCAAATCCGTAGGCGGGGGCGTGGTCGAACTGACTGAAGGTATCTTCTCCTTTACACGCATATATCGGCGTAATGGTGTTTCCATTGAGTGTCGGGGGAGTTCGGCGACTTACTTACAGGCTCTTCCATTTGACCCTGGAGACGGCAAGCCTTACGGCATGATTGAGCAGGAGGCAGGTCCTGTAATCAGTTCCCACATCCGAGGGGTGCATCTGTTAGGTAACCCGCTCAATCCTAACCAGTGGGGAATGTATCTCCATGCTCAGTGGGATGTTGCTTACCAGCATGGAGGCTTGTGGATGGCCGTCCACGATGATGTGCGCGTTACCTTCTTCAACAAGGGCATTTGGTCCCGTGGGGGCTACACGGTTGCGCACTACAGGCGCCCTCAGCAGTTTCTTGATTTCCGTAGCGTATACGTCCAGGTTCCAAATGGCGGCGAAGCCATGCGCTTCACCGGGCAACATGGCCAAGTCAACTTATTACTCGGGTCCGCCGAAGGAAGAGACGGAAACGTCGCCCTGATGGGGGTCAAGATGGCATTCGACCCTGAGCCGAGCACCACGGCAGACAACGCCAGCGGATACGGTGAATCTACTGCTGACGTGCCGGGAGTAGGTAACGCAGTTCAAGCTCCCCTAAACATGAACTTGCTTTCAGCGTTCAGCGTTCAAAAGTCCCAGCAGGGTTATTATCTGCAGGGCGCAAAAGCGGTGTTGCTGGGTAACTATATTGAGAATATTGGCAAACTTATCACCGCCGTGAATAACTCCCATGTAACCATTAGCGATTGCCATATAGCAAAGGGCGCACAGGGAAGTATGTTTGGTAGTCCTGGGAGCGGGTATTTGTACTCTATCCAGTCTAACTCGACACTGGTGTGGTTGCGGACTAACAACATTACAGGTCAGACGGACAACAACAGCGACCCGGCAGTATCGATCAACAATACAGCAGGTATGCACATTGAGCTTACCTACTACAACGGCGACACAACTGGGAAGTTTAAGGCGTTAGGTTATAAGAGTGTAGGGATTGACGCGGCAGGTAAGGTTTCGCTCGGCGGCCATCGGGACGCGATACTAAGCTCTAACACCGACTTGACGATTCTGCTAAAAACGCTGAACGCTAACGCAGCACCCGGTGAAGATGTGACGCTGCGAGCCAACAGCGGCCCAATCACGCTGGGTGTTGGGGGCAATATTTCATTAAACGGACTTTCGGCGATCACCATTCCGCAGTTCGGGTCGGTTGTGCTTAAGCGCATTTACGAGGTTGGCGTATCTGGCGAGTGGCGCGTCATTTACGTATCCGATCACAGCGGTAGCGGCGCCCCTTCGTCCGGTTACTACGCCGTCGGTACAAGGATCTGGCGCTCGAACCCATCAGGCGGATCGTTTGCGGGCGTGGTTTGTACAATCGCAGGCATCGCAGGCTCAACCGCAGTATTCAAAAATATGGCGGCGCTGTCCGCATAGGAGTAGGAATGGCTGTTACGGTAATGCTCGAAACACCATATGGCGAAACACGTACAACATATGTTCGAATCAATAGTGTTTCCACTAATAACCATGGCGTCTCTTCGTCAGTGCTATTCCGGGGTTACATTAACCGCGAGGCATTCAAAGCAGCCGCTGCGTACACGTGGGAAAAGGAGATTGAAATTATACTGGATATCTCCGAACCCTTGTGGCCATCAATATATGCTGCCCTTAAAAACCTCCCTGAGTTTTCTCAGGCTGAGGACTGCTAGCTGAAGCTCTGTAGCTCTAGTTAAAAAGCGCCCCCTCAGGACAACTGAATGTTCAAACTTGACTTCACCAACGGGACTCTCCAATGGACTCCCCAAGCGATTGCAGGGGTGGATGTTTCAGTCCGCCTCTTCTTAGGGCTCACTCTTAACGAATGGTTCTATGTCACGGTCATCCTGGCAACCTTCGTTCAAATGTGGGCAGTCATCTACAAAACCCGTAAGGGAACTCCTAAGGAAAAAGAATGAGTGACCTTGTAGAACTCCTGAAGGAAATCCATAGCGCTCTTGCAGAGCAACTATTGGCAGATCTTCAGAACTCTGAGAAACGGACTCCTCAGCTCTACTCCCAGATCATCAAGTTTCTCAAAGACAACGGCATTGATGCACTTCCGAAAGGTGGCAATCCAGTGTCGTCTCTTTTGGACGGACTGTCTGAGTACGAGAATGAGGTCAATGAGGCGGCTGGCCTTCCAAGCCGCTAAGAGCCTCTTCAAGGAAGAACCCTAGGGGCCCCGCAATGGGGCCTCTTTTGTTATTGGAGTCGCAATGACCCAAGCGGAACAAAAGAAGCTCTTAACGAACTTCGCTCTATTCGTGTGGGTGGTCTGGAAGTCCATCGGGCTTCCCCCGCCGACCCCCATTCAGACAGATATGTCGAATACCCTCCAAGCTCCCCCCTCTAGGCGATTCATCATCCAGGGGTTCCGAGGGGTAGCTAAGTCTTTCATTACCTGTGCCTATGTGGTGTGGATGCTCTGGAGGAATCCCAACCTCAAGATCATGATCGTCTCAGCCTCGAAGGAACGAGCTGACGCAAACGCCCAGTTCATCAAGAAGATCATCGCCGAACTGGACTTCCTAAGCCACCTGCGAGCTGGGAAGGACCAGAGGGATACCCAGAACATCTTCGACGTAGGTCCTGCTGCGCCTGACCACTCCCCTTCTGTCAAGTCGGTAGGTATCACGGGCCAGCTCACGGGTTCGCGCGCCGACATCATTATTGCGGATGATGTGGAGGTTCCCGGCAACTCCTTTACTCAAGCCATGCGTGACAAGCTGTTTGAGCTCGTGAAGGAGTTTGATGCGATTCTGAAGCCTCAGGGTTCGGTCATCTACCTGGGCACTCCCCAGAACGAGATGAGCCTTTACAACGAACTCCAGGAGCGTGGCTATACCACCTACATCTGGCCTGCCCGATTCCCTTACGATCAGAAGCACAGAGATTCGTACGGGGTACGTCTGGCGCCCTACATTGCGCGGATCTTCGATGCTGCCCCTGAAGGAACAGCGGGAACCCCTACCGATCCCAAACGGTTTGATGACGAGGACCTGAGGGAGCGGGAGCTCTCCTACCGGAAAGCAGGGTTCATGCTCCAGTTCATGCTTGATACAAGTCTCTCGGACGGTGACAGGTATCCCCTGAAACTCCGTGACTTGATCGTTATGGACGTGAACAAGGAAGAAGGGCCACTGAAGCTGACCTGGATGCCTGCACCAAATCTTCTCCTCCAGGCGCTAGCTTTGGTGGGCCTCAAAGGGGATCGGTATTACGGGCCTCACAGCGTCTCCCAGGAGACCGGCAAGTACACCTACAAGATCCTCGCAGTGGACCCTTCTGGCCGTGGTAAGGATGAAACTGGCTATGCCGTCCTCTACTACCTCAATGGCTACATCTACCTCATGGAAGTTGGAGGCCTCCACGATGGCTACTCCGATGCAACCCTAGCTAGCCTCGCTCAGATAGCCAAGAAGTGGGATGTGAATGAGGTCGTGGTAGAGGCCAACTTCGGTGACGGCATGTACACAAAGCTCCTAACCCCTGTGATGGCGGCTGTTCATCGGTGCCACATCGAAGAGATCAAGAGTAAAGGCCAGAAGGAAGTCCGCATCATCGACACCCTAGAGCCTCTCGTGACGAATCACCGATTGGTGGTCAACATGAGAGCCGTGGATCGTGATGCTGAGTCAGTTGCCAACTCCGAGCACTGCCAGCCATACCACTCGTTCTTCTACCAGTTCACCCGCTTGACCGCTGACAGGGGATCCCTGAAGGCTGATGACAGGCTGGACTCGGTGGCTATCGGTGTGGCCCGTCTGATCGAGGCCATGGGTGTAGATCCTGATGAAGGCGTGAAGGTGGCTGCTGAGGACTTCATTGAGAACGCTATGGAAGGTCTCATGAACGTAGTCACGAAGACTTTGAGTGTCTGTGGGATATCCATTCAATCCTCCGTCGAGGAAGGCACTGTAGGATCTTGGGACGGACTTAACTGGATGGACAATCGATAGTGGCGTGGTGCTATGCTCGGCACTCATTCGCACCAAGGAGCGGCTAATGGCCACAGCAGCAGAGATTGTCGGAACGATTCAGCGACGTGTGGACGCGCGCCTTCAGAAGGAAGATGCGGCAGACGCCGTAGTTCGCGATCTGGAAGAAGCATCCGGGGCTCTTCAGGCAATCCTCAAAGATGGTCTTCAAGAGCTCATACAAAAGGGTGAATACAAAGGTTCGCCATTTTGTCGCTTACACATCCGAGATGAGAAGTTAGCTGTCAATTATGGTGGCGTGCAGCGGGAAGCTATCTTGAAGCTTTTCGAGGTGGATCTTGGTGATGAAACTTTCAGGCTTGCCCCTGTAGTGAAGACGGAATCTACCACACTGAGCTACTCCGTCGCGGGGCGGAGGGGCCTTTTCGTTATCTGTGAGACCCGCCCACTACGTATTCTTTTGGCTGTCAACGAGCATAGCGCTCGTGATTTTTCGGCACCAGATGTTATCCAGCTCACGGCCATGTTACTGAACGGCCGGTAACACAACAGCCCCTTAGTGCGTCCTTATGGGATTCATTGAGGGGCTATTTTTTCCGAGCTACCATGACGCTTCACTGACAGGGAGTCCCCATGAAAATCCTCCAGATGCCCACCATTGCTATCATCATCATGGTGGCTCTTCCAGGATGTGCCAGCCATCGTTTCGTAGCTACTGGCGATGCCCCTAAGGTTGCCTCCAAAGGGATTCAATGTGGCGCTACTGTGCTCTTAAGCGCTCCTAGCACTCCTTATCAGGAGCTTGGAATCTGCTACGCCCAGGTGCCCGGTGGAGGAATAATCTCGGACAATACCCCTGAGGCTATTGAGGAGCTCCAGAAGTGCGCCTGTGAAGCAGGCGGGGACGCTGTGCTCCTCGGGGGAACGAACGACCAAAGCACTATGACCATGTACGGTGCCACCCAGCAGAACGTCAAGACTCAGGGAATTGTGATCCTTCGAGGCAAGTAGTGACCATCGATCTCTTGATTGCCTTATGGCCCATCCCAGCGTACCTCCTTTGGAAGCTCTTCCAGAGGTAGCTTTAGTTTCTCCCCACCTATAAGAGCGTCCGTTTCTCCCCACCTTAGATCCCCCCCGAGAGCACATATAGAGAGGAGACCCTCTCGCTCACAGGGGCATGCTTAGGTATAGACAGTAGGAATGAACTCAGGAGTATCCAAGGTGAGAGCCTCGGGAGGCTCTGAGCTACGCCTGATGAGTCCTTCCCTGGGATGTGATCAATTAATGATTAACCATCCACAGTAACCCTTCACAAGGAGTCAACCATGACTGAAGTGAATGTAAGTGGGGGCAAGGCTCAAAAGGTTCTCAAGGGTCTGGGCGTTCTTGTCCGGGATAAGCGCACATGGGCTTTTCTCGTCGCTGCTGCGGCTGCTGGTGGCTACAGCCTTTCTCCTGATGTCGCTTCGGCGCTTAGTGTCCTCGTAGAGGTCCTCCAGGCTCCGGCAAGCTAAAGCCTACCTTCGCCTGGACCCTCGTCAAATCAACCCAGCTTCCCTTGCAATACTCGGGATCTTACTGATCTCTTTGACCAACCGCTCCATAGGCATGCTCCCATAGTCCCGGCTTACCGACCCGTCAGAGTGACCCGTCAGAGCGTCATGGACCTCTTCGGGGATCCCTGCACCTCGACATAAGGTCTTGAAGGTATGCCGGAAGCCGTGGCTAGGAGAGGCAGTGGTCTCAAGCTTTACCACTCCGCGTAGGTACTTGGTCCAGTGCTTCCCGAAGCCCTTCCCATACCACCCTTCAGCATTGGGAGTGAGTTGAGGGAATAACTGACCACCCTTCGGGACACCCTTGACGTAATCCAGGAACTCTAAGGTGATGAGGTCTGGATGCAATGGCACAGCCCTCCGAGACCCTACAGTCTTCACGGTACGCTCATCGTCGTCGTCAGCCTCAAGGATGCTTAGGTAAGAGATTCCTTCGGGGCTTTTCTTCACATCCCGCGCAAACAACTGAGTCAGCTCCTCTCTGCGAGCTCCTGTATAAAGAGCCAGCAAGGGAACCCAGTAGAGGGACCTGCCGAGATCCTTCTTGGGCGGTGACCATCCTTCACTGGTATAGAGCTGGCTACTGAAGATCACCTTCAGCTCCTCTCGTGTGTAGTCCTTCCGGCGTCTAGAACCACCAGCCTTAGCGATGCTCTTAGCGAGTCTCGTGGCAATCCCAGAGGCCGTCACTGGATTCTCCGTGATGAACCCCAACCGGATACCAAACCCAAGGACCGCCGAAAGGGTTCTCAACCGGGTCTTGATGGTTGCCGCCTGAAGTGTGGGGAGCCCCTCCTCCTGAGCCCTTTGGATCTGCTGTCTGGCATTCAAACCACGGATACCATCCCCTTTGGACGGCATCTGCTGAAGTGCCATACGGTAGTCCTGAATCATCTGGCGGTCGATCTGACCCACCGGAAGGTCCCCGAAGAGCTCAATGAACTTGAGAACCACTGCCTGATATTCATCGCAGGTCTTCAAAGCTGTTCGGGTCTTCCCTTCAGTGGCCAGCTTGTCTTCCTTGAACTGAGCAAAGACCTCGGACAATAGATGGCGTTTCGGCTTCCCTTCGACTTTTAGGGGCTCCTGTGGAAGCACGTCAGGCTTGAGAGTCCAATCCCCACTGTTACGGGAGAGTGCGGTATCTGACAGCTTCAGCAGGTGCGTCGAAAAGGCTCCCACCAGCTCTTCATAAAGAGGAGCCGACTGGGGAACTGGAGGCAGCTTGTGAGCATTCAGAGCTTCGCTGATGTAGGGCCTGACTAAGCCAGAGACCTTCTCGATGTCATCGAAGTAATGGCGCAGACTTACCAGTCCTTCACCGGCTATTGGGTAAAGGAAGGCCGTGAAGTCTCCGCTGGACTCCATACGGGAAAGCTCTTTAGTAAACCACCGGCTGGCTAGTTGCTGGACATCTCTAGAGGTCAAGATTGACCCAGTGTCCCGCTGAGATCGTGCCAGTGCGAACCGCTCTTCTGATTCCACCCATGCGGCGGCGAAGAGGGTCTTGGCTGTTAGGAGGTCTTTGGTTCCCAGGGTGCGTTTGAACATGCCCCCGATGATCCCTTGAAGGTCCTTCGGAACCTTTCTCCTGAGATAGTAAACGCCAGTCCTTGGGTCTTTCCAGGGTGTAGCCATATGTGCCAT